ACTCTCAAAGTAACTGTCCCAATCGCGGACGGCCTGCCTGTCAACCGGTTTTATCTGTTGAACCATCGTTTAACGTTTTAGCAAGTCCTTAATAAAATCGTTAAACATGGCTGCCACTTCCTTCGCTTTATGCGGAGCCAGTTTGCGGAGCCAGTTCAGGAACCGTTTAGAAACTTCAACCACATCGGAGATGCTTGCTTCAGTTTCCAGTGTTTTTATTGCTCCCGCCAGTTTCGAAATGGTATCGGCTTCTTTTGAGTCGGCAAAACGTTTACCCTGCGGTTTGCTCATGATCGAAGAATTCAGCTCGTCGAGTTGCATGTACAGGCGCGTTAACTGTGCCTCGCGGGTAATAAGCATCGATTTGCGGAGACGGTCCCAATTGTCTTCAGGATCGTTTACCCATTTATTCATAGTGACAGTCGAGACTCCTACTTTTTCGGCAATTTCCTTCTGACTCAGATCACCCCGCAGAAATTCGCTTTTAGCCCACTCTTTTTTTTGCTTATTCGTTAACTGTGCCATTGTGTCAGTATTAATATACCGACGAAAGTAAAGGGAAAGTACAATAAAATATAAATGTATAGCAAGGTTTACAATAAGTATATCCAAATTGGATACACAATTTGGCAGATGAATAGTTTGTTGATTATTTCGTTTCAAAATTTCTGAAATGAAAACTTTTGTACTTCACGATGAATCTTTGAACAATTATGGGTTTTGGGCAATGACCTCGGGCTGTGACTTGACCCAATTCATTAAAAATCCCTTAATGCTATGGTGCCACTCACGTGCCTGGGGCGATAAGGAAGATGAAGTACTTCCAATTGGCCATTGGGAAAATATAAGGGTTGAAGGTGACCAGATTCTAGCCGATGCGGTATTCGATGCCGATGAGTTTTCTCAAAAGATAGCTGCAAAAGTTGAAAGCGGAACATTACGGATGGCCTCGGCAGGATTAAGGGTTATTGAAGAATCGAACGATCCAAAATACATTAAAGTTGGTCAGCGTTATGCGACGGTTTTGAAGTGGGCGATGAAAGAAGCTTCGATCGTTGACATTGGCGCCAATAACAATGCTCTTGCCTTATACGATCACTCAGGAAAAATCATGCAACTGTCAGACAATGGTTCTGACATTCCACTCCGTAGATTACAACCTCAAAACGAAATAGAAATGAAAAAATTAGCACTCGTTCTTAATTTAAAGGATGACGCAAAAGAAGACGATTATGTCAATGCGGTCAGTCCGATCCTCGACGAAAATAAAACGTTGAGAGCCGACCTTCAGACAGAGAAGGATGAAAAGAAAGCGCTTCAGGACAAACTGGACGCCATTGACCTGCAAAAGAAAAACGCCGAAAAAACAGAAGCCGAGACTCTTTTGGCTGATGCTATTAAAGACGGTCGTTTAGACGATGATGAAAAGCACGAGTTGAAAAACTACTGGCTCGGAAATTTCGCAACCAACTTCGAAGGCACTAAAAAGGCTTTGGCCGCACTCCCAAAACGCGAAGGCGTTCGTGAGCAGTTGAAGGATTCGACCGGTGAAAGCCCCTGGACTAAACGCCAAAAGGAAATCGAGGAAAACTCAAAAAAGAAGTAACGATTAAAATTAACGATTAAAAATAGAAAAGATGAAAATTTCAAAATTGATTATTGGACTTATTACCGGCTTGCTTTTTAATGTTGTGGCCGGTTTCGCCATTAGCCCTGTTGTGGGCATCGATCCGGGATGGATTATAGGCGCGGGTGTAGCATTAAGTTTTGCCATGCCTGCATTGGGAGGCGTTTTGGCTGATGTAACCATTACCACGGCTTACGCGGGTGAAGTGCTCGAACAGTTGCTGGTAAGGGCAACAACCGGTAACGAACTGGTTAATGGAGGTCATATTCGTTTGCAGCCTAACGTAAAAAAGAAGTTTGCCATTCCGCGTCTGAAGGCCGGAACAATGTTACAAAAACGAAAAGAGCAACCGGTAGAGGCCGATTCGAAAGGTGATTTTACGATTACCGAAAAATATCTGGAGCCTCAGGATGTAATGGCTTTTACGACCTTTAACCCCCGCGTGTTTGAATCGATCTGGCGGCCATTCCAGCCAACCGGAAACCTGGTATTCCGCGAACTTCCAGCTAATGTACAAAACCAGTTGCTGAACGAATTGGCTAAAGTGGTTGATTTTGAACTTGGAAATGAGTTTATCAACGGTGTGAAGGGCGTTGCTGAAGGTCAATATTTCGATGGAATTCTGGTTCGCATTGTAGCCGATGCCGCCGTTTTGAAAGTTCCTACACCTGTAGGTTTGACTCAGGCCAATATCATTTCAAAAATGAAACTGGTTCGCGCCTTGATCCCCAAAGCGATCAGGAAAAGCCCTAACCTGAAACTTTTTATGTCGGTATCGAACGCATCGGATTATGAGTACGAATTGACCGACAAACCAAGTAAAGGCGCTGATTATACCAATATGAACCCCGAACGGTTCAAGGGTATTCAGATCGTTTCGTTGGCAGATTGGCCGGATAATGTGATTGTAGCTGCCGCAACTTCGGCAAACGTTGATTCAAACTTCTGGGCAGGCGTTGACTATGCCGACGATGCTGAAGTTATCCAGATTGACAAGCTAACTGCCGCCGGTGAAAAATATTTCTTCAAAATGCTGATGAAGGCTGACACCAACATCGTGTTTGGAGAAGACATCGTTCTGTACGATGGCCGCGATGCCGCTATTGCCGCCGGTTCAACTGATTTGGCAGACCTGGTATTATCAGCCGGAGCCCTGGTTCCTGACTTTGATCCTGATACCCGCGCTTATACCATTGCAGTGGCCAATGCAGTTGCTGATACTACGGTAACCGCAACTCGTGGGCAGGTAGGCCAGGTACTCAAAATCGGATCGACTGTGTTGACTACCGGAGTGGCCTCAGCAGCCCGTAACCTGGCCGTTGGTGAAAACATCATACCGGTTGCTGTAACCAGCGCCGACGGTTTGACTACCGAATACTATACCGTAGTTATCACCCGCGCGGCGTAATAAAAGCCCCCTCTAAATCTCCCCCGAAAGGGGGAGACTTAAAACCCCAAAGCCATGCAACTTACTGAAAATTTCACCTTAGCAGAGCTTACAATTACATCAACAGGTCTTCCCAACCAACCGAACACGGAGCAATTGGGAAACCTGAAGGCGTTGGCAAAAAATGTACTTCAACCACTCAGAAATCTATACGCTCAACCCATTGAGGTCAACTCCGGGTTCCGTTCGGTTTCAGTGAACGTTTCAGTTGGAGGTGTCAGTACAAGCCAGCACTGCAAGGGAGAAGCCGCCGATTTGAATTGCGATGACAATACTACGCTTTTTAACCTGATTCGCAGCAACCTTGATTTTGATCAACTGATATGGGAAGGTGGCAATGATGTCGCTCCGGCATGGGTCCACGTGAGTTACAAAAGCATGGGAAACAGGAGAAACGTACTGAAAATGAAATCGGGCAAATACGCGACTATATGAGCCAATATACTCAACTGATTAGCGTGTTTTTGAACCTTCTTTTAGGCGGCGGTTTTCTGGTCACACTCTTAACACTTCGCTCGCAGAAAAAGAAAGCCGGAGCGGAGGCCAAAGGCGCTGAAGCAACTGCCAAAAGTACCGAACTTGATAACGTTGAAGAGGCAATTAAAATCTGGCGCGAAATGGCAATCGAAATGAAAGGTCAGCGCGATGCAGCTTTGATCAGTTTTAGCGAAATATCAAAACAGGTTGAGGCTCTCCGGAAGGACGTTAGAAAGCTGAATTGCACGAATCAAAAAATTTTGGATTTGCTGGATCAGATTTCTCACGAGAACTTGGAAAAAACAGTCAAGGAAATTAAAGACGAAATTAAAAAAACAGATGCGTAACATTTTTTTCATAGCAATAGGATTGTTTGTTTGTTTGTCGGCCTGCCGGAGTTCCCGGCAGGTTGTACAGCAAGCCACAACCGATAGCACTACGGTTACTTTCCGTGAAGTTGAGAAGATCGTGCACCTGGAAGGTGATTCGGTTAAAACTTCGATGCAGGTGCAGTTGAATAAGGAGGTTAAGGACGGTATGGACAATGAAGCCCTTGAGTTTGTTCCGCAAACCCAGACGATTGAAACGAAGCGCACCTCTGTTAAAATTGAGCTTACCAAAACCGGCGAGATAAAAGCGACCGCAATCAGCAAAGAGCTGAATGAAAAGGTAACCGTTCCTGAAAAAACCATTTCAAAATATAAAAGCGAAAAAACAGAATACTATGTGAAGGAGAAGCCGGTGAAACATTTTTTTACATCGGTATGGAAATGGGTAAAAGGTATTCTGTTTTCGCTGGTTCTTTTGAGTATTGCCGGAATAGTTTACAAGTTTGGGAAACCAGTTATAACGATTATTAAAAACCTTTTAAAATTATAGAAGATGGCTGAAAACATTTATTTGAAAACGAGGGTCAGCAAAATTGAAATGAGCGACCCTATTGCTGCGGCTGCTGATTTGGCAACTGCTGTTTGGGCAGCTTTACCGCTTACCCTGCGCGACGATGAAATTTTGATCGCGGATGCAACCCCTGAAGAAACTGAAGTTTTCTCGCACGAAAACGACACGGCAGAAGATTACGACATGGTGGGTAAAGGGACCGACATTACCGGTTCATTCATCAATGCAACCCGCGCCCAGTTGGTTACCCTTATGGGTGGGACATCGGTAGGGGCAGATGCCGCAATGCGCGTACATCGGTCGGCAAAACGCATTTTGATTAACAAGGCGCTGAAATTCACTCTAACCAATGGCGGCGATGTGATTGTACCGAACGCAAAGGGATATGTGTTGCTGAATTCCGGGCTTGGCTATTCGGGCAAAACAAAATACCCGTTCAAATTTAAGGCACTGGTTGCAGCGGCTGACTGGGATGTTGATGTTATCCTGTAATGGATACGCGGATAGAAGCTGCTGAAAGACTATTAGACAGAGGCGTGCGGTTTAAGCTGCCCGCCTCTTTTGTTCAGCGGCTATTGAAACGAAACGTGATTGATATTCACCCGCTTTGTGCAGGGACAATCCTGGAACTGGCAGTTGTGGTGGTTGCCAACGAACTTGAGGAAGCGCTTGAGAAAGAAGATTGGCAATTTCTTCAGCAAGCTATCAAGCCGGTTGCCAGGTGTGTAGCAATAGCGGTACTGAACTCGAAGGAAGGTATTGAAAAGGAAACTGATGAACTGGCCGATAAACTACTATGGAAGGTACCGGCAGGCAAGTTGATTGAAATGTTCAGGGTGATAGCGGCACAAAACCGCTTATCGGATTTTATAAATATTACCAGATTCTTTTGTCGACAGACGATGATGATGATGAATCCGAAGAATCTGGGCCAGGAGTAAAACGGGAGTCACGGGGCCGTATGGATGGCCTTCATAGCCCGTTCGGAATTTTTGGAAAGATCATGGATACACGCGGATGGACACGCGACCAGGTACTTTGGGGCGAAAGCTGGATAAACCTGATGCTCCAAAACGCTGATCAGGCCAGATATGTGAAACAAAAGTCGAGGTACGTTGACAACATTGAGGAACTGAGGGAGGCGATGGGGAGATAGCACGGAGCATGGATCATGGATCATGGAGCATGGGGCGCCCTTCGATACGCTTCGCTACTCAGGGAACAACCTGGAATTTGAAACTTGGAAATTGAAACTTAAAAGATGAGCGATTTTGATCCTGTTGAAATAAGGTTGGATTTGGTTCAGAATGTTGATTCTGAGGGCGAAAAATCGACAGCAGCAATGAATGAGATTGCCGCTGCGAGCAATAAAATGAAAGCGCAGTTTGAAAAGGACATTGCCGCCCAGAAAACTTTGACCACGCAGCTTATTAATGAGTTGAAGTTGTTGAAGGATACAATGGGAAAAAAGGTTGACTCAGGAGATGAAAAGCAAATCGTTGAAAAACAAAAACTGGCCGAACAAATTGAGTTGCTCAACAAAAGGCTGATTGAACAGGAAGCGTTGCTGAATCGGATAGGCAAAACGCCTACGAATACCCCTCTTCCAAAACTTAGCAACCAGGTTGGAGAGTACGCCCGACAGGTGAACGGCCTTAAATTTTCGATGACGCAAATTTCGCGCGAGCTTCCCAACTTTGCCATTTCGCCCATGATCGGGATCATGTCGCTGTCGAACAACCTTCCAATGCTTCAGGGCGACATTACCAGGATGATTGAACTTAACAAACAGCTTAAAGCATCGGGGCAGGCAACAATTCCGGTATTGAAACAACTTGGTTCAGCACTGTTTAGCTGGCAAACCGGATTAATTGCAGGTATATCGGCGCTGATGCTTTGGGGCCCGGCAATTGGCAACTGGATATCTAATTTATTTAAGGCAAAAGATGCGCTAAGGCTGACCAAGGATGAACTGAAAGGAATGAATGAAGCGTTTGCCAAAGCGGCAGGAACGGACTTAGGTAAGCTTAAAACACAGTTTGAACTTCTTAAAAATGCGAAAAAAGGAACGGTTGAGTACTACGATGCAAAAAAACAAATCGTTGACCAATACGGAAACTACCTTAAAGGCATGGATAACGAAATAGCTTCGCTGAACAATGTAAAAGGAGCTTATCAGGCTTTAACCGTTGAGATACTTAAGGCAGCAAAGGCGAAGGCTTTGCAAGAAACTACCTCGACTTTGGCAACGGATTTTCTCGTAAAAAGCGGGAAGCAATACGATGTTATTGAAGCTAATTTTATCAGTGAATTTGGTAAGGATATCGGTAAAATGCGTTTCGATATGTTTAAAAAAGAACTGGAATCGGGCAATGATTTCAGCTATGAAATGCAGCGTTATATTGCTGAATTTAACACAAAGAGAAGAGACGTAGTCGGAACGAGCACTTCCGGGGCCGTGCAGTATGGAGGCGAATACGATTTTAATTTAATTACAAAAAAAATAGAAGAATACAAAAAAGCCAAAAACGAATTCGATCAGAAAACGAAAGATGCGTGGGAGCGGTTTGGGAATAACTCGGAAACTGAAATAAAAAAATCGGTAGCGTTTTATGATGAGCGCATACAAGCGTTAAAGACTGAGCAAAAACAAGTTTCTGAAACCAGTAAAGAATGGGACGAATATCAAAAGCAGATTGACGAACTTGAAAATAAGAAAGAGGCGATTACCGGGCCAAAGACAAACAGCACAAAAGGCGGAAAAGAAAAAAGCGACCGGTCGATGATCGAGGTCAGCAAGGAATACCTTGACCTGCAAGATCAGATTATACAGAAGGAAAAGGAATTAACTCAAGCTATATTGTCGGGAGATAATTCCCTTAGTTTAAAATTAGCGAAAGACCTCGACGCGCTGCAAAAGAAGCTGAACGAAATGGTAGTGTCGCCAACGATACAGCCGATTAAGGCAAAGATGGCAACTACACCGGTTGATACCAAAACGCTGGGAGCGATGAAACAACTGACCGCCGAACAGTTGAAGCAGTTGGAAATCTTATCGAAAGCGGCAACGCTCGACGGCATTAAGAACGACCCTGAAAAACTGGAAGAGGAAGCAAAGCTGCGCCAGGAAATTGTAGGCTATGCACTCCAGTTGGTTGATGGTTTGAAACAGAGCCTTGACCTTACCGAAGCGCAGGCCGCCGCACTGGATGGCGCCATGAATGTAGTCAGCGCACTTGGTCAGGGCGACTTGATTGGCGCAGGGATAGCCGGACTAACAACTTTAGTTACTTCAGCGCTTGACACATCTGGTATTGAAGATCGATTGGCAGAGCCCTGGATTGAGTTTGAAAATTGGGTTTCACGGTCAAACGATGCTTTGGAGAGGTACATCAAATTGCGTGATGAAGCAATTGGCACTGAAAGATATTCGAGTAGCGATGAAGCGATACAAAAGGCTCAGGATATAAAAACTGAATCGGAATTGAAGCTGAACGAAATGAAGCTGTCGTTTAAATTCGTCGGGGAAGATTCATCATACGACGATGCTGAAAAGGAGATAGCAAATCAGAAAGCAGAATTAGAAAAAAAACTTGGTGCAAGTTTAGACTATGAAGATGGTAAAACACTTGCGTTGCCATTCTATTATAAGCTTCAGGACTATTACACCGCAGATTTAGGCGACATCACAAAAGATGCTGAGGGAAATTTCTCTCTTGACAAGCTTCGCGAACTGATTACAAACGGCACGATTGCCGATGAAGCTGTGATACAGGCCGTGAAGGACTATGACGCCAATATGGAAACGCTTATCAACCTTCAGAAAGAAAAACAGGAACTTCTAACTGCAACGATGGCATCAAGTATTGCGGACAGTATCATCGAAGGCTTTAAAAATGGCTATGATTCGGCGGCTGATTTTGCCGACAATTTCGAGGGATTAATGGAGGATGCCGTTTTGAATGCCGTTAAAATAAAAGTGTTGGAAGAGCCGCTCCAGAAATGGTATGATCAGTTCTCTCTTGACATGGAAAGCGGTGGCGGATTGGATGAGAATGAAAAGTCGATTTTGAAAGCATGGTGGGATGATATTGTAGCAAGCGGAATCGCGGCTTCTGATGCTGCATTGGATGCTGCCGGGATCGATATAAATAATCAAACAGATCGTACCGGTTCCACCAAGGGCATCGCCCAGGCTTCGCAGGACTCGGTTGATGAACTGAACGGGCGTATGACGGCCATACAAGCTTACATCTACGATATCAGGAGTATTAACCAGCAAAGTTTCGATTTTGAGAAAGAATCGGCGGCATACGATGCGGCTATTTTGTCGCAACTGGAAACGATTGCCGAAAATACGGACTACTGCCGGTTGCTGGTAGATGTAAAAAACTCGCTGAGTGATATTCAATTAAAAGGAATAAAAATTAAAACATAGTAAAAAATGGCCTGGCTAGGGATTGATAAAGATGGAACTGAATTGATTTACGACCTAAAGGATAAGCCTGAGGGAGTTTGTCATTACCAGTTTATCCGTCTTCCGGCAGGAAGTATAAAGAAATTAATTGGCCGGGAGTTGAAGAAAAAAGACATGCCGGTTGAATTGTTGATTAACGATTTAAAAACTTAAAATACAATATTATGAAACTTAAAGATCGCGAAGGCAACGAATTGCCAATTATGGGACACCCAATGGGACCGGTAACGTTCAACGGCAATGCAGACTTTTTAGCCAAACACCCCCGGACGGGCGAAATTGGAATACTGTTTGGGATTGACCCAACGGCAGCGATAGAGTTGACCGTTGTTAATTTCTTTGGGAAAACCGTGGTTCATACGTTTCAGCCTGGCGCAAATTCGTATTTGATTAAGGCTATAAAATACCAGGACTTAGGGGCTACAATTGTGAACTATTACATTTAAAGCCATGAACATTAATGGAAATTTAAATGTGGTCGGGGGGCGACTTGGGGCAAATGTGAACCCTCCGGTTAGCCATCCCCCGTCTGTCAGCTTGCCAACACAATCTGATATTCTTGACGTTTCGGCAATCGTGGGGGCAACCCTTAATTGCAATGGCCTGGAAACAACTTGGTCAATCGAATACGGGCCAACAACAGCTTATGAAAATAATCCACAGGCCGGAGGCATAACTTCAGTAAACGGTGCAAAAACAGTTCAATTAACTGGATTAACGCAAAATAGCACAATTCATTGGCGGTTTAAGGCGGTCAATGCAGATGGAACGGCTTATAGTATTGATCAGATATTGACAACTGTTAATACCGAACTGATCACCTACATTACAGGGTTGGCAACACCTTTAGGTTCAATACAAAAGGGCTTGCTTAATACTCTACTCGGTAGCGTTAAATCTGGCTTAGGAATTACTAATTGGTCAGAAGTCTTTGATGTTTTTTATGTTTTTGCAGGAGAAACTTCAGAAAGCGCACTTAAAAATCTGGTTAAAAACGCTCATCACGCAACGCTTGTCAATGCTCCTGTCTTTACAGCCGGTCGCGGATTTGCAGGAAATGGGACAAGTTCTTATATCAATACTAATTACAATCCTTCAACTCAGGCGGTTAATTACCTACTTAATTCAGCCGCAATTGGACTATTTTCGAATACTGGAGCAGCAAGTACTTCGCTCGATATGGGAGCAAGGACTACTTCTACAACTAATAGGATTGTTCTTGCAACCCGATACAACGATGCATTTTTGGGGCATCTCAATACATCGAATGTAGCGGCTGGCTTTGCGAATACAAATGGCTCTGGAAATTATATTATAACCAGAACAGGTGCAAATGTTCAGGAAGATTATCTGAACGGAGTTAACGTAAAATCAGAAACCGACGCGTCAACTGCATTGCCGAATACAAACATTGTAATCGGGGCAATGAATACAGCCGGAACTATTAGTCTTTATTCAGCCCGTCAGTACTCATTCGCTTACGCTGGCCGTGGGTTGTCACAAGCTGAAGTGCTGGTCGTTAAAAATGCCTTGGCAAATTATCTGGACAACTTCTATTTGACTGCGAATATACTTTATTCTGGTTCAAGTACCACAGCCGCCTATGCCGGAGCTTCAGCAATTTCAACCCTGGTCACTACTTTAGGAATTGAAACTGATATAGCTGGATTGGCTCATACAATTGCCAACCAGGAAACTGCATACAACGCCCTCAGTTCTGCTGTCAAGGCTAACATCGATAAAGTTTTTTTGATGATTGGTGGCAACGACATGGAACCAGGCACTACGGCAGTGTCAAAGATTAACGAACTCAAAAGTTATATCTCCACTATCAAAACAGGAAGCCCACGTGCTAAAATCTATTTAGCGACCCTGCATCCATTCAAACAGAGAATGATTGATTTATATGGTGCTGTTGATGGATTAATATCTTATCAAAAGTGGCTCGATTATAATGAGGCAATCAGGGGTCAGGGAGCAAATGCAATAACTACTGCGGATTTCTATTTTGACCAGCATACGATTGATCTGAATGATGGAAACGGCAATCTGGCTGCGGCATACGATACCGGCGACCATATTCACATGAACGATGCGGGAAAAGCTTTCATTGTGAACGCATTTTTAAGCAAAATCATAACAGTCGGTTAGTTCGACTTTGGCACAATACGAACTTTTTTAAAACAATGTAAATAAAAAATGACCGGAGCCTGTATCATAAATGGAATTGACATAGCCACAACCTTTGGAGTTACTATCCTCCGGGGCGGCGATCACGGTTTTATTTCGTTCCCTAGCCGAAAGGCTCCGGTTGTAATTGATTGGCCCGACGCCGATGGTTTTGAAATTGGTACGGATGATCCGGTTTATAATGAAAAAAAGGTCACGGTTAATTATTATTTAAAGGGCAATGAAACGAACTTTCTAGGCCGTTTAAATACATTCATCAGCATGCATGAGGCTTCGGGGTATCGCGCAATAGAAGTTCGCGAATTCGATACAACATTTCATTTGCGCTATGCTGGCGTGTCTTCGTTTTCAATGAACCGTGGTTTTTCAGTTACCGGAGAAAAGGCTGCACGGATAAGTATTGATTATGTGATGGATGATCCGCTTCAATTTATCGGTTCGACAAGCTCACCGACCGCTAACCGAACAATACCAACACAGGTACAAATCGGGGGCGTTGATTTGTCCGCTTTTGGGATAATCGTTCAGGATATTTATTCAAGCGCGTTTCGGTACGGGATAAAAGACCGGCTGGTTTACCAGAGCGCATACAGCACAGGGAATATTGCAGATACCAGCTATGCGCCGAAACGCGGCAAACAGGAACTGACCATCCGTTGCACAATGATTTGTGATGATCGCGCTGCATTCCTTGAAAATTACAGCGCGTTGTTTCACGCGCTCGATGTAGCGAGTTTCACCTTAAACATGGTTGCTGCCGGCAAACAATTTAAATGTTATTACAGCGCGATGGAAGGATTTAAGAAAAGGCCGTGGACAGGCAGGGCGGTGGCGGGGTTTGATTTAAAGTTTATAGGATACAGGATTTAAGATTAACGATTGAGGATTAACGATCAACGATTTAAAATGAAAATTTACGATAAAACAGGGGTAGAGCTTTTAGACATCAACGTAACTGACAATAGTTACCGCTTCAGGGATATTATGCAAAGCCCCGAACTGACCTTGTATTTCAGTAAAAATGGCTTTGTTGATGTTCCGGTTGATTCTTATGCCGATTTTCAAGGGGAACGGTTTTACCTGTTCGACAAATCGAACTTTAAGAAGAATAGCACAAAGGATTACGAATATACGCTCATCCTGCATGGAATAGCTGAGAAGCTAACCCGGTTCAAGTTTTACGATTTTGCCAACGGCGGCTATATTTTTCCATTGACCGCAAAACCGGTTGATCATGTTCAGATGATTGTGAATGTGCTGAACGTGAAAGATGCGGGTTGGACTGTTGGCACGGTGGTTGATTCGAGCGAAATCGTTTTGAACTATTCGCACAACAATTGTCTGGAAGCTTTGGGAATGATTTGCGACGAGGCTGAAACTGAATTTGAAATCACCACGGGCAAAGTTATCAATGTTCGAAAAACAGAATACAACAAAGAAACTCCCCTCGCCTTGGCCTATGGGCAGGGTAACGGACTGAAGCCCGGAATTGAACGGAAAAACGACGAAAAAAGCCGTCCGGTTGAGCGGCTTATGGTTCAGGGTGGAACCCGGAATATTGATTATTCGGCTTACGGTTCGAAATACCTGTTATTGCCACTTTCGCAAACCCTTATTTATAACGGTCGTACTTATGTGACCGATGCCGAAGGCTTGTATATTCAGCGCGGAGACAAAGCTATTGAAACAGGTCAGGAGGATAGCCTTGACGCTTCGACCATTTACCCGAGCCGGGTTTGTGTGGTTACCGGCGTGGTGGTGGTTGATGCAGAAAAGAACTTGTATAACGTAGTAGACAGCACGGTTCCGGAGTCATTAGATTTTGAAGCAAGTAGGATTGTTGGTGAAAAAATGACTGTTGTTTTTCAGGATGGAATGCTCGCCGGAAAAGAGTTTGAGATTAGTAGATATACGCATGACGGGCGCGTATTCGAACTCGTTCCCACAAAGATTGACGGTTTTGATATGCCAGGCGGGGCGTATATTCCGGTAAATGAAAACACGTTTGTTGTTTACGGTTGCTCGTTGCCACCGGCTTATATATGCGATGATCCCACCAAAACAGGTGCAAGCTGGGACATGTTCCGCGAGGCCGTTGAATATATGTATGAACATGAGGACGAAAAGTACAGCTATGGCGGTCAAATCTCGCCTATCTGGCTGAAGGAAGAATGGGCGACTGTTTCCGGAAAAATTAAGCTGGGCGGTTATTGCTCGCTCACCGATCCTGAACTGGATGGGGTGCTGATCCGGATCAGGAGCATTAAGGACATGGTCAACAATCCGTTTGACCTGACGGTAGACCTGAGTAACGCCTTGGTAAAACTAAGCTTTTCGACTGTACTGGCAAAACTCAACGCTTATACTGCGTCGCTTACGGTTCAACAATTAACCGAAATCAGGAATTCATTGATTTCGTCGGGCGTGGATGTTACCGCCCTCACCCAATATCTGGCAAACATTTACAATCTGTCGTATGAGGATATTCTCAATTACCTGAATTCGATTTCAATAAACGCACCCGGGAACAGCGAAACTAAACTGATTAGCGGTACCGTGATCTGGCGTGAAGGAATGATATTTGATTCAACAGAAATTAAAGGCAAAATTTTGGGCACTCTTTATGTTGTGCCTCCGACAACAAAAACGCTGAATGCCGCAGATGCTACTTATGATCGTATTGACGTGTTTTATATTGATACTTTCAGTAATCTGAATGTAAAAACAGGAACACCTGCGGCTCTTCCAATTCAACCTACTTTGGGGGAAACAGAGTTGTTTATCACCTCTGTTTACATTGCTGCCGGATCGCTTATCCCTTCAGGAATAATTACTGAAAAAATATACGACGAACACGCGGTTGATGAATGGACACCGACACCGACAGCAGAAGCCGGAAAAACAACAGTTGATGTCGATTCTGTCATCGATCCTTACGTTGGAACGAAGCATATCAAGGCCAGCATAGCCGTGCCAGTTGAAACGATTATTTACCCGGCGCACTACATCGGCGAAGAATACCAGGGAGGAGTAATTTTCTGGATCGATCCGGCCTCAGCAGGAAAAAAAGGTTTGATTGCTGCAAAAAACGATACAGTTACCGATGTGTTCTGGTCGCGCCTTTCTGGTTATGCCGATTACAGTACGTGGGGAAGGAGTGCAGTAATTGGGGCAGGTCAGGCCAATTCGGCGGCCATGCTTGCCACTCCGGCAGCGGCTGCCCAGGCTATTAAGTTTATTGACGAATTGGTTATTGATGGATACAATGACTGGTTTATGCCTTCGGAAAAAGAATTAGCCGAGATGTACAACCGTCGCTATCAAATTGGCAATTTCAACCCATCGAGGGATTACTGGTCATCGACTGAAGTAACCTGGGATACAGCCCGGATGATACACTGGGCAAACGGGACGATATATACCCGCGACAAGAACGAAAGGCGCAATATTCGGGCAATACGGGCTTTTGACGATACAACGCTCCCGGATTCATCGTCGGTAGCTTCGTATGCTCCATTGGATACCAATATTGTTTTTTCGGCACCGGCAGAAAAGAACGCAGTGGACGGTATTTTGTCGTTTCAGATGAAAACCTCCAAAGCATGGAACGATAACACGCTTTTGATTATTGAGACTTATTCGGGAGCTATCCGGACGGGAAAATGCGCGGTTGGAAAAGTAACAAACCTATTTGGATTTAACCCGGCGCAAACCGAAAGTTACCAGTTGGTTGCTATTTCATACAACAACTTTTCGTTAAGCCAAACGAAATTTGACGCCCTGAAAATTAGCCTTTCCGGGAGTTGGCCTAATAATATTGATTTGTTTATCGATACAATCAGGTACCAAAGCACTACGGTACTGCAAAAGAGAGCGGATGGAGCGGTTTTACAAATTCAGGATCAGGTGTTGGTTGCTGCCAATTGGGTTGAAGTTGGCGGAGTATGGCAATATACCTATGAAAATTCGAAAATTACAGAAGATTCGCAAGTTGATATTACCCCGCAAAAAGAAGATGAAGCTATCATTATCGCTGCTTTGCCTTCGCCTGAAACGATTAGTTCAGCCGGACAGGTGGTAATTTATGCAAAAAATCAACCATCTGCTGATATCCGAATTACCATAGACATAACAGACACTGTATTATGAGAAAAGGAAGATTTATACTGCCCATTTCACCATACAACCTCCCTACTGCTACACCAACAGTTTTGGGCGGTGTAAAAATAGGAACGGGAATAACTATAACCGATGGCGTAATCAGTGTGGCAACTACGTTTCTTGACTTAGAGGATGTTATTGATGAAACCTATGTTGGGAAGGCTTGGAACGTACCTAAGGTTGTGGACACAGAAGATGCTATGGAGTTGGTTGAAACGGTTGAGCTTGAAACTATTTTGGCGAAATTTACCTTGTTGGCAGACTGTCCTAATTCGTTGGCTGGAATGGGTGGAATGGGTATTCGGGTTAAAGCCGATGAGTCTGGCCTTGAATTTTACACGATTTAATCATGAAGATATTACGAAATAGCACAACCGTCTTTAGAAATGCTTCCGGGCAAATCTTAAAACTTCAGGACGATAATTACATCGAACCTAAACCAAATGTACTTCAGGTTGAAATTCAGGTTGATGCCGGGCAGGTATTTACCTTACCGACAATAAATTCTTTTACTTACATAAATACTTTGGGTGCGAGTGTATCATCTGGAACGTTGGTTTATGATTATGTGGTTGATTGGGGCGATGGAACAAGCGATACGATTACAACTTTTGATTCTGCTTTAAGAGCGCACACTTACACGTTGGCCGGAAAGTATGTGATTGAAATAACTTCAGCGACAAAAAAGTTTCCTTCATGGGATTGCAGTAATACTTCTTATTCGGCAATCCGCCCGTTAATTACCCGTGTTATAAGTTGGGGTGACATTGGAATAAAAAAGATAAATTTTTATGGATGTACTGCACTTGTTACCATACCTGAACAGCGGAGTAAATTAACAACTCTTCTTACCGCCGTTAATTTCTGTTATGGTTGCACGTCACTGACAGCAATTCCATATGGAACATTTTTTAAAACCGATACCGAGGACATCGTAATCGCTGATTTTGGTTCAGCTTTTTATAATTGCAGCAAACTACTTTCTGTCCATTCAACTACGTTTGTCGATTGCATTTATGCCAGACTTTTTAGCACTACGTTTTTTGGCTGTACGAAATTAGCTTCCATTCCGGCAGCGCTTTTTTATTCATGCCCGAATGTTACTTCGTTTTCTGGTTGCTTCAGAGGTAATGTAGAGATTACATCGATACCTAGTACTTTGTTCTTATATAACACCTATTCAAGCTGTTCGTTTCAGCAAATATTTTATGGTTGTACGAAGCTCGCATCAGTTCCTTCCGGCTTGTTTGACACGGTGCATAGTAGTGATTTTAGTTATGCTTTTTATGGCAATAGCTCGCTAACCACTATACCGGAATATCTTTTTGCAGGTCAGAATTTATGTACATCATTTTATTCAACATTTTATAGTTGCTATAAATTAACAGGTGTGCCAGCGGGCGTTTTTGATATTTCGGTTGGCGGTGTCAACGCCTGTCTTACCATGCAACATTGTTTTCAAGGATGCGGCACTGATGCAAGCATAACTACTTTCACAATTGCCAATAACCTGTTTGACGATCTATATAAGGTTACTAATTTCTATGGTGTTTTTCAATCATGTTCGAAATTTGTAGGAATCCCAACTGATTTGTTTATCAACTGTGTCGCTGTAACAACATTTGCTATGGCATTTTATTTGAATAAACACATAACTATTCCAGTGGGATTATTCGATTCATGTACTGAAGTAACAACATTCGCGGGCTGTTTTGCACAAAATACATCGCTTACAAGTGCCGGAATCCCTGCCTATTTGTTCGCAAGCTGTACAAAAGTCGTATCATTTGGAGATACCGGCACTACTGGTGTTTTTTCAGGGTGCAACAATGTTGGTTTTACATCAATACCAGCAACACTATTCTCAAACTGTACGAGCGCACAAACTTTTAGAAACGCATTTTCAAACTGTACTAATCTTGAATCAATTCCAACTGATTTGTTTCGATATAATACAGTTATGACAGATGCTGCTGGTATGTTCGCTGCAACAAAAATAAGCACGTTGACCGCAAATACATTTCAGTATAACCCTTCAATTACAACAGTTGCAGGATGTTTCGCAAACCTAACGAGTCTGACCTCAGTTGATGAAGATTTATTTAATACGCACTCGTCATTGACTAACGCAATTGTTGATTTTTCTTCTGTTTTTTCAGGTTGTAACAATGTCGGGTTTACATCAATACCTGAAGGTCTATTTCGTTACAGTGTAAATGCCAAATTGTTTGGCAGTGCATTTTTAAACTGCACTAAAATAGCCTCCATTCCGTCAGGACTGTTTCAGTATAATACTATTTTGGAAAATCTGTCGAGCTGTTTTTCTGGCTGGACCGTTTCGTCAATACCTTCCACTTTGTTTGCAGGATTATCGCAGGTAAGTACTGTTAATTCCTGTTTTATATACAATCACGAGCTGCTTTCAATTCCGGCAGGATTATTTGATGATATTGGTGTGAGCCGTACAGTTGATTTTACAAGCTGCTTTAGGATTACCGGAACTGGTGGAGCTTATAATAAGATTACCGGAGCAGTACCCGAATTGTGGCTCAAACCAAATAGTCCGACAGGTACTCAATGTTTTTACAACCGGACAGCGGTGAGTAATTATACTGATATTCCGGCAGGCTGGAAATAAGTTAATATTTCGGGGGAATCAAAGAATCCCCGGCTCCAACAACCTTAAGTTTCTCAGGCCGTAGGTTGAAAGGTAAAGGTGCCATAACACCACGCCGAGGACAAAAATGTCTTCGCGGTGTTATGGCACCTTTTTTATGACCTGAGAGGGAACAAAGTTAGATTAATTTTTGAAATATGGGTAATTACACTTACAGGCCGCAGTATGGCGTAGTCGTCATCTGCAAATGCGAGAGCGAGCAGGCCGAAATTTACGAAACGCTCAGGAAGATGGGTTTAACCTTAAAAGTGGTTTGTGTATGAGAGTAGAAGTAAACCACAGATGCAGCGACTTTCACAGCTACCGGGCTGCGAGAGTCAAAAGTTTATTTAACGCCGAAAGCGGGTGCGACTGGAGCCATGTTGCAAACCTGCCTATCGAGGATTTCCCTTGGAAAATCGGTTTAATTGTTGGCCCGTCGGGTTCAGGCAAAACGAGCATTGGAGGGAATATTTTTAACGCGCCAATCCACGATCTTTACGCCGGCTGGGACAATGAAAAGCCAATTGTTGACTCCATTGCACCGGACGGCGATTTTAACCAGGTCACGGGCGCATTGTCAGCCGTTGGGCTTGGTGATGTTCCGGCGTGGCTGAGGCCTTTTAACGTTTTGAGCAACGGGGAGAAATTCAGAGCCGGTTTAGCCAGGTTAATTTGTGAGCGGCCAGATAAGGTGGTCGTTGATGAGTTTACCAGTGTTATTGACCGGCAGATTGCCAAAGTGGGTGCGGCGGCATTCGCTAAAACATGGAGACGCGGATCGGGTCAGATCGTTCTATTATCGTGTCACTACGATATTATGGAGTGGTTGCAACCAGATTGGGTTTACGATACACAGGAGGCGCAGTTCCGGTTGGGACGCGACTGCCTTTGGCAACGCCCAAAGCTCGAACTTGAAATTTATCAAGTCTCAGGAAGTGTATTCAAGCATTTTAAACCGCATTACTATTTAGACCTTCCGCTACCGGTGGCCGCTCAGTATTTTGTCGGTGCGGTAAACGGTGAGCCGGTTTGTTATCTGGCCGTTTCGCCCCTTTTTACGGCGAACGCGTATCGGTCAACCCGGCTGGTAGTTATGCCCGAATGGCAGGGAATAGGCGTAGGAACGAAGTTTTTGGATGCTA